TCTCTTCCTCCTGGATAGGCTCTCTAACCCGCTCTACGGCCCGTTTGCGGAGTAGTTTATTTGCTACATCTTCGTTGTACTCCGCCTCGAATCCATTCGGATATCGGACTCTTATTCTCTGCATGATTCTCTCCTTGAATAAGGCCCGGATTGATTACCGGGCCTCTATTTCAATCGATCTTGTCGGTTATCAGTTGACGACCTTAACAGCCATCTGAAAAAAACCATAACCGGCATTCCCCCGCATCTCACCGGAATAGACGAGCTTGCGGTTGCGCTTCACCATCGTGTCGTCGAGAACGAGCTCCGGCTCCTTCCGATTCTGGAAAATGAAGGGCTTGAGTCTCATGGTTGAACAGAAGCCGTACCAATCGTCGGCGTCGGAAAGCTTCGGATTCACGATTACTTGTGTAATCCATGACGCGGCTGGATTGTAAACGCCATAACCGGCGCCTCCGGCGTTGACGGGCGACATAGCCGCTTCGAGCATGATTCCCTCGAGCTCTGCGGGACATACGATGACGTTCATCGGGAGTGCCATAACCCGGCCTGTATCACTGACAAACTTCATCATGGCGGCACGGGCGCTGTAAATGTCAGCCTTGATCGTTGCCAGCGTTACGCCTGTACCGGCAAGCAGATTGTCATTCGGTGCGGTTCGATCGGCGAAAAATGCCGCCGCATCATAGGCAAGGCCAGTTGTGCCGTTCGCAATAAGATCCGCAATCAGCTCGCCTTTGTATCGGCGTACAGAGTCGGCCAAACCTTCGACTCGGGGTTTGATTCTACCGAGCTGATCATCGTCGATTTCGTTCCGGTCGATTTCGATTGCATCGTACCAATCCTTGTTGGTGATCTCGAAATCGTAATCTTTCAGCTCACCGGCGATCTTATCTCCAAGCCATTCTTTGACGCCCGGAAAATCTCCGAGAAATCCATACTTCTCTGACGCCGAAGTGCTAGGCATCGTGGTTGCGAGGGCATTTGCCAGGGCGATATAGGGATCGCCCGAGATCATCTGCTCCATCGCTTCATCGAAAATGGCCTTTAGACCTTTTTCGAGAAATACTGTGTCAACAATCATTTGATTCCTCCCAGTTATTATCTCTGTCTTTTACGACAGGGCTTTGATTCTCGTGTCGATAAGCAGATATCCGGTTTTGAAACCGACACATAATCCAAGCGGACCGTTGTTTACCGCGCTATCCGCCAAGGTATCGTCTGCAGAGGCATAGAATAGTGCCCCAACATCAGTCTGAGCCGCGCCCGTATGGGCCAGCCAGATACGCCCGGTTTCAACTTCCACTTTTGCGTGAGCGGATCCGTCGGCGATATGCTGCTTTTTCATCACTCCAATCGGGACTTCGCTGGCTACATCAGCAGCTACTTTGATGTAACCATCCGTTCCGATATTGACTATGGCGCCTTTATAGAGCGTATCTGCGCCGCCTGCTTCGATCGCCAATACCTCTGTGGGATTGACGGTCTCATAATTCAAATCAGCGGTTAATGCCATTTATCTCCTCCCCTATGACAACGCTTTTTTCAGAGTATCGATATAAAGATAGGTAGTACCTTCTTTACCAATGCACAATCCGAGACAAGCGGTGATGGTGGATTTTTCTGCGGCGTAAACGACCCCATCGTCGGCAATTGCGTAGAAGAGCTCGCCTATATCCGCCTGGATTGCTCCGCCATACAGCGTGTTCGTCACCGTAAAGGGAACGGCATCGCCTTCGTCTTCCGATGGAATCGAGTATCCACGGGTTGAAGCTACGAGAGTCATAGTCACGTCATCAGTAGTCACATCGATGTCGGTTGCAGCCTCTACCGCCGTTTCAATCAAAGCGGCAATTTCCGCAGGCGTATCATCATTCGCAATATTCACTTCGATTCCCGTATATCCGAGACCGTCTAAGACTTCTCCCTCGGCACCCGGATCAGTGGAGCCATCTGCAATATCGGTCCAGACGTAATAGGTTGTCTCGCCATCGGACACAAGAAAATAAGCTCCGTCGTAATTGACGTTTAACGCTCCGGCCGCACCGCAAACCACCGTACTCTGGTGCTGGCTCTTTTTAGCAACAAGGACTTTGCCAGTCTCGATCTCGACGGTTTCCGCATGAGATCCCGCAGCGACAACCTGTTCCTTGCATAGACCGAGCGGTACAATATTTGCCCCGTCAGACGGCACACATACGTATCCATCGGCCCCAGCAGCGACAATCGCTCCCTTGTAAAGCGTATCCGCAGCCCCGGCAAGGATTTTCAGGAGTTCAGTGGGATTCAGGGTCTTATATTCCCGATCAGCCGTAAGTGCCATTTACTTTTCCTCCCGCTTGCCAAGGATGCGCTTATCGATTTGCTCATCCGAAAGCCCCATTTTCTTGTAGGCCGCCCGGTTTTTCTCAGACACTTCGGGATTTTCTTCTGGCTCCTCCCCGCCCGCGCCTGTCCCTCGTACAGACAGATCAACGACCGGCTCCTGTTTCTCCAGAAGGTTTTTCGTACCCTCCGGATCCCGGTCGTACTGATCCTCCCAACGCTCTCGATTCTTCGGCGTGATCCTGCCCTCAGAAAGAGCCTGTTCAATGACCTGGGTTTTTTCGGTCGTCAATTTCTCTTTCTTCAAGTTGGCAAGCTCTTTTGAGACTTCTTGTTTTTCATTGAGCAGCAGGTCGATTTGCTCTCCCTGTAGCGCAACCTTTGCCTGGAGATTTTCTACGGTTTCAGTAAGATCGGTTGATTCGACAACCGGCACTTCAAAACCGAAAATCTCCGTGACCGCTTTTCTGTCTTCTGCGGTCATCTTCGCTTTTTCCTCGTCGCTCAGCTCAGAGAAGGCTTCGAGGATTTTCGTTAAAGTATCCAATGTTTCTTCTCCTGTATTATTGGATTTATCCTCGCCGCTCTGAGCGGGGATAGGTTCCTGTTTGTTTTGCTCTACAGCCAAAGCCGCGAGCTGTTTAATTCTGTCCGGTATATTGTTGTAATGGAATTTGTCCATATCAAAGGCAAGAGCGGCCACTTCTCCGTATTCCACAACGCTATCGGCAAACCCAGCCTCGACCGCTTCCTCCGCGGTGAACCAGGTCTCCTCGCCCATCTTCCCGACAACCTCTTCCAGGCTCAGATTGCTATTCCGAGCGTAAATGTTCGCGAGCTGACCACCCATCTTGTCGAGCACCCCGGCAATGCGCCGCATCTCCTTTGCGTCTCCTATCGTCCAGCTCCATGGGTCGTGGATCATCAGATACGATCCCTCCCCCATGACGAGCTCTTTCCCCGAGAGTGCCACGATCGAGGCGATGGACGCTGCCACCCCCATGACTTCTATGCTCAGCTTTTCTCGGATCCCGGACAGAAGATTGTATATAGCCATCCCGTCGCTGACGTCTCCTCCTGGAGAGCTCAACAGGAGCTTGACTTGTTTCTTCTTCTTGATCGCGTCGAAGTCCTTCTTGAACTCGTCAACGCTCACTCCGAACCATCCGCCGATCTGGTCGAAAATCGAGATCTCCCCGACCTCGTCTTCCGTTTCCATCGCGTACCATTTCAATTTTTCCAATTCTGGTTTTTCAGGGAAACGGATCGCATCCGATTCCTCTGCTGGCTCGAAAGTACCGTCATGGTCCTGGCAATGTTTTTTCGCATCGGCTTCCGTCCAGACTTCTTTATCATAACGATAAGCCTGGATCTCACTTTTATCGTCCTTGATCCCGTAGATCACGTCGATACATTTCCCATCGTGTTTCTGTTCACAGTTTTTCCGCGCAAACTTATCGTATTTTGCAGGATCTTCAAGCCGGCAACTATGATGATTCGGATACGGCATCTTCTTCCTCCTGGATTGTTTCTTCAGAGTCCCTCTTCGGCATTCGCAGCATTCCCCGCAGGTCGTTCTCCAGCACTTCGCTCCACTTCAGGGCCCCGGTCTGCACCAGATAGCCGATCGCTTCGAGCGCCAGGCTCTGCACACGCTTGACCTTGAATGTCGGATAGTTTTCCACTTCCCAGTTCAGATCCACGAGCTCGCGGACGCAGAACCGGTTGATTACCTCGGCGATGTAGTCCGCCCAGGCCTGGATCGACATCAGAAAGGCATCGAAAAACGTCTGTCCCAGCGCCCTATTACCGGATTTCGAGGTCCCGAGACTGATAAACATAGCTAACATGGCCGTTGCGATAGCCTCGTCGTAATACTTGATGGAACCCAGAACATCGGTTCCCTTGCCTTCACCCTTGCCACCGAGAATGTCTACCAACCATCCTTCATTTTTAACGATATAGCCTTTTTCATTCGCATGGATATCCTCAGCAAGTTTTACAGCCTGATTCCACGCGTCGGACCCTCGCTCTACGTTTTTCGGGACTGTCATATCTGGGATTCCAGCACCCCAGCGGTCGTGCATGATAGAGTTTATTTTTTCCAGCGTATCTTTGATGTACCATCCCTTGTACGCAGATCGCAAAATAGAACAGCCCTCCCAATTGTCGCCCTCTTTTTCGGTGGTAAAAACGAGCAGCTTTTCTATCGGAATCTCGATTTTCTTGCCATCAATATCCCGCTGAGCCATGTGCGTGAGACGATGCTTTTTTCTATCAAACTTCCACCCGACAACCGATTGAGGTAGGCGGGGATCCAGCTTCCGGGGAAGCATCAGCAAAGCGTGACGTACCGTATCATCCCAGGTGATTGTCATCTCTTCGAGGAGCGCCTTCTCAAGTGTTTTTGCTATCTCTACGTCCTGTTTCTCTTCGCTTCCCGGCTCCATGTAGTAATCGGCCTGGCGGATCGGTAGCGTTATTGCACCCAAAACAGCCTTAACCTGGTGATCGCTGCGACGCATCTTGTCAAAAATAGTTCTACCGGCCGCGCTATCCAGCTTGGAGAGATATTCGCCCGATTTGGAATATCCCCAATAGCCGGTATTGCCTGCAACGCCGACCTCGGCTTTGTGTGGAACGGTTTTCTTCCCATTCGCCGCTTCAAA